TGTTAGAATTGGACCTGTGCGTGGAGGAATTAATCCCACGAAAAAACAAAAGAGTCGACCTATGGCTCGAAATAATATGAACCGACCAAAACGACCACAAAGGAATTTGGCTGGTAAAGGTGGTACTCGTAATCAAACTACTAATAGGAAGAAAATGTGTATTGAAGAAGACGAGTATATAGGAGAAGTTACAGGACAAGCAACTGCTAACTTTGCCACAACCACTTATCCAATTAATATTGGACAAGCAGGAACCTTCCCATGGGCTTCCGGTGTTGTGAAGAATAATTTTGAGAAGTATAAATTTACTTATCTTGAATTTTATTTTAAACGTGAAGTTTCAGAGTTCGCCACTGCGGGAACAACTGGAAAAATCATGTTGTCTGTTGATTTTGATGCGGCGGATGGACCTCCAACCACAAAACAACAAGTTGAGGACACGGATCCTCATTCTGATGGTATGCCATCTGAAAATATTCGGTTGATCGTTTCACCGAAGTACTTGAACAAAATGAACGATGGTCATTATATTCGTCCAGCTGGTTTACCAGGTGGTGCAGATATAAAGACTTATGATGTTGGAAATTTATTTGTTTCAACACAGGGTTTAACAAGTCCCTCAACGAGCATTGGTGAACTCCATGTTCGTTATAAATGTGAAGTTTATATTCCAGTTTTGGAAGCGTCTGTTGGTCCACCGATGAATAATCAAGTGGCAGCCTTTCAATCAACTAGTTCACAAGCGTTAACTAGTGGAGTAGCACAGGCTATATTCCCTGCAACACAAATCACTAATGGTTTGGCTGTTGCAAATGTAGCTGGTACTTTTACTTTACCAACTGGAAATTATTTAGTAAGTGGAGAAATTACAGTCAATGATACAACGTTAACAGCGTTTAGCGTTAATCCACTGAAAACTGGAGTAGCTGTTTATAATGCTCCACCAGCCTATCAAGGTACTGGTGTAGTAACTGAATTTACTATTCCTTTTAGTTTTTATGTTAGTTCTGTAGGAACTGACAATGTCTCAATACCTGTTACTTGTACTGGGACTGGCATGACGATGACTGGTTATGTCTTAATTCAAGCCATTTAAATGGCTTTTATGGGGTTCGTAAGAAATGTGGAGTTGAAAACCACTACCTAGAACGATGAAAGTTCTCGTATATGACGCTAATGGTTTGCGTATTTAAACAAGAAACCGCGGTCAGAGCAACCGGTTAAATGGCTCAAACAGTAGTACGTCTGCAAAACGTAGGTCCTTCTTAGGCTTAGAAGCAAAATAAAGCACGTGGATAGCAACACTTAAAATTGCAGAGAAAATAATCTCAGAAATGATTTTGACTTTTACTACAAAAGTTATTGTATATTTTTAAGATCCCTTTCTTTAAACCGTCAAACGGAGTAATTATTAACTGAGTAATATTAACTGAGTAAATTAGTGAGTACACCGTTGATGAGCTTGCTCTCCGGTTGAAAAGTAATGGAAAAGAATACGAAAAGAATGATGAAAAGAATGATGATAGTTTTCTC